CATCGGTTATACCCGCCGAGATTTCCGGCTCGAACTCGTTCCCCGCGCTGTCGCTGATTTTGGAGATCAGCCCGGTTTCCGCGTCCTTTTCTATCGTGTACGTCGTGCCGTTGAACTTCACGGAGCTGTTGGTCAGATATTTGTATTCGGTGAGGATGCCGCCAGTGCCGGAGGGGTTCTGAACTACTCCTCCCACGCTCTGCGGAACTGACTGCCCGACAATATCGCCGGTGGTGTAATTATCCTGCGAGCTGGAGCGCGCCGAAGAGTATATTTTCTCCGCAAATCCACCGTCAGCTATAGAATAATTCAGCCCGGTAATGAGCACCGGAGCGCTGGTGCCGTCCGCTCGGTAAGCCGTGACAATGTCGCCAAGCTCGAACCACCCACAACCCTGCCGTCTGATCGTTGCCTCGTGATAATTGAGCCCGGTGACGCGTTCTTCAATAGCGTGCTGCACAGGCTCTTTCGGGTAGAATGTGAGCGGATTTTCAAACTCCATGATTCCGTTCGTATCCTCGTCGTTCCGGCTGTAAGTCACACCGCCGAGCGTCCACACAATGCCGTTCACGGAGTAGCTATCATCAGAGATATCCGCCTCGATACTGTTCGCAGTGGCGAATGAATCTTCCACCGTTGCGAATCTAGTGAGCTGGAGGTGGCCTCCTGCGTCAAAAAAGAAATTTCCGCCCATCGCTGAGGCGAGGTAGCTGAGCATTTCCCGGCGCGTGTAGTATATTGTATTGCCGTCTGAATCCGTTCCCTTTGTGGGCTTCTCAGAAATAGTACCGTCGTAAGGAATTGCAAAATCTGAAGCCAGATTCACGTCCAGCAAGTCGCACAATTCTAAAAGCACCGCCGACATCTTCGCAGGATAAGTGAGCTTGGAATTATAATTTTTGTGCGCCCGGAGCATTTTATCGTATGCGGTGACGGTGTATATTCCGTTGGCTTTCTTGATAGTATCAACGTAATACCACCCGAGCGAGATCTCCTCCGACCTGGAGCCGTCCGCTTTGTAAAATCCCACGCGCATGATAATGCGATCGCTCTGGTGTATCTCCACACCGTCAAGCAATAGGAGCGTGAGCTTCCCGCAAAAAGCATTTCCCACCTGTATGCCGCCGGATTTTGTGCCGATATCTACCACCGCAGATACAATTTTGTCCGTGCCGTAGTAATTCCGATCGTTCGTCCATGTATTTCCGGATCTCGCTCCGAAAATCGCCCGGCACCAGATATGCCGCACCGGAGCCAGTGCGAGAGCCTTAGTTTCTGCTGTAATATCCCACATATATCAAATCTCCCTGAATTCCAGCGTAATGCCGCTGTAATACACGCCCTGCGTCCGGTCGCCGTTTTTATAGAATGGCTTCGGGCGAGAGCTGACGGAGCAGGTTGCTTTCTTTGACATCAATGCCGCGCCCTCATAGTACGAAATATCTGCGAAGCCAGCCGCGACGGCCGCCTCGATGATATCCATGGTCTCAGCCGCTACAAGCGCGATGGTGACGGTTATCTCGGATTTGACGGCCATCTGGTCGATGAGCAGGTCGCCGTTGAGGTTCGTATTTTCTACACGCTTACGCGGCTGCTTGGATATCGTGACAGAAGTCACCGATTTCAGCTCGTTTTCGCCGAGCTTGAAGTATTCAAATCGCATTCATACACCCCCGAGAATGGCCGTTTTTGGAGCTTTTTACCGCTTTTAAGGGAATTATATTCCCTTAAAGGGAGAAGCCCCGTCCTGGCGCGCTATTTCATTGAAATCATCTATCAGAGCCCGCGCCAGCTCTGTGCTGTCGGAAAGCTGCACCGAAATCGTCACCGGCTGTCTGCTCTGTAATGAGCCGGCACCGAGCCGCTCCGCAAAGCTGTCCAGCGCGCGGGAAAACGCCCCGGATATCATCGCAGAAAGGTCTGCGAGCGGCGCGACTACCTCCGGATTTACAGCGGCGTCGATGTTGTCGCCGACCATTGCGAGTGTAGTTCCGGACACAAGGCCGCCGCTTGCGAGTTTCGGCACTTCCTTTTTCTGATAGTAGTCGGCGTACCATGCAGAGCCGGTTATCGGTGTTTTCGGGTCGGGAAGATCCTTGCCGTTGTAGTAATCAATGGCAATACCTTGTAGATTCCAGCTGTCAGCCATTTTATCGTACAGATACACTTTTTCAGAGGTATCAAGCACTTTTTTCTGAGCTTCCTTTATTGCCTCATCTATGCTCATTCCGCTGTAAACAGCATTTTTCACAGCAGCATACAAATCGTTCTGCATTGTGCTGTATTTTGAATTAAGCTCCACGAGCTCAATCTTATCGCCGTTCCACGTTTCGTAGAGCCGCGAACCGACCTCCATGAAGAAGTCGTTGAATCCATCGTACCACTCTGCCAGATTTGTGCCAAATATCTCGTCGATGTGTTCGCAGACATTCCGGACAGTACTTTCAAATCCTCCGCCCCATGTTTCCGCAGCCCCGAGAAAATCGCCGGAAAGAAACTGCGCAACTCCCTCCAGAGCAGGGAACAGCGTATCATTCAGCAGCTCAGTAATTATTCCGAGCGTTCGTTCAAGCAGGCCGGAAACTATCGGAGATTCCAGTATTGATTCTGTTAGACCCACCACCACGTCAACGATCGGGGAAAGAAGCTCCAGTATATCAGCAATCGGATCGATCAGCGCTTCGATCACATCAAGCACCGGATCCAGCAGATTCAGTGCAAGCTCAACCAACGGCATAAGGCTTTCAAGAATATCCAGCAGCGGCGGCAGAAGCTTTTCGATTATCTTTATCACCACCGGCATGAGCCGCTCAGAGAGCCAGCCTACTATTTCCATCAATATCGGCATGATATCCCCGGAAATGAACTCCACTAACGGCGGCAGTAGCGACTGAACCAGTTCGGAAATTATCTCTATGAGCGGCGTTGCCATATCCACAAGCTGTGGTAGCAGTTCCTCGGCGAGATTGAGCAGCGGGTCTATCATCGGCGTAATGTTATTCAACAACGGCTGCACGGATTTTACCAGCCGGGGAATAACCGTTTTTGCAGCCTCTGAAAGCCTGCTCACCACATCTTTTACAAGTGGAATAAGGCTGTCACCGAGCGGCTGTATCATCGTTTCAAGCTGTCTTTTCAGCCCGCCGAGCGCGTCCTCAAGACTGCTGTAATTCACATCTTTGATGCTGTCCATCGCGCCGGCACACTCGTAAGCGCCGTCGGTGATGCTGCCCATTGCCGCCACTGCGTCAACGCCGAGATCTTCCCACATGGTACCGAAAAGATCCGTGCCCGCCGTATTCTGCTCAATGGGGTCCTTCATAGCCGCGAGCGCCTGAACTACCTCCTGAAAGGCTTCGCGCGCCGTCTCGCCGCCCTGCGCGAACTTTTCGCTCATTTTATCGGCATTCAGGCCGACAGCTTCAAATCCCTCCCTGGTGGAATCTGAGCCGTCAATGGCACGGATAGAGAATTCCTTGACCGCGTCGCCGATTTTGTCGAGGTTCCAGGCGCCGTTCTCGGCCCCCTGGGCGAAAATTTTGAACATATCGTCCGCAGAAAATCCCAGCTTAGCAAACTGCACGGAATATTCGTTTATGCTGTCAATGAGCTCGCCGGAATAGTTCAGACCGTCCTGCGCGCCCTTTGCTATGTAGTTGTAAGCGTCCTCGGCGGCAATGCCGAAGTTCTCCTTCATTGCCTTTGCGGCTCGCGCTGTCTCGTCAACGCCCATGTCGAAAACGTCCTGCAGCGCGTAGGCGCTCTCGGTGATTTCTTTGAGCGGAGCGGCGTCCATATCTCCGAGGTTCTGCGTTATCACGGAAATACTATCCGATATATCGTCAAAGCTCTCCCCGAAATTATCGCCGTAAACGTCCTGAATAACGCTTTTGTATTTTTCGGCCTGCTCTGCGTTGGCTCCAACAGCGGCTGCGGTTTTCTTCACTGATTTATCGAGCGCGTCCGCTGATTTTACCGCCGCCGTGCCAACGGCAGCGGCGCCGGCGGCTGCCGCGGTAGTGATACCAGCCGCCCACTTTCCGACCGCCGCTACTCCCTTGCCGAATGTTTCAGCGAGCCCTTTGGCGTTCTTATCAGTTTTATGAATGGATTCGTTGGCTTTGTCGCTATCCACTAAAATTGTACCGAACAGCTTGAATATCTCCACAGCCTCAGCCCCCTATCCTCACAAAATTGAATTTTTCGAATTTCTCCGACATTTCCGTGTGTATCTGCTCTGCCGATTTATTCACCGCCGGAGCCCCTGTGCAGGCCGCCTTAAAATCCGCAAACGACACGTTGTGCTCATACCCGCCGGCTATCCAGCGAAGCACCAGGAGCTCGTCCTGAACCTTTTCACACGCCGTATCAATTATCCCAGAAATATCCCGGAAAGAAAAGCGTTCAAGCGGTGCGAATCCTCCGTACCGCCTGAGCACCGTGTCGATTACCTCGAAGCTGCCGAGCTGGCAGCAGAGGAGAAAAAAGCCGCGAGATCGTTTTCCCCGGCGAGTTCCCGCGCGAACTTCACGATATCCTCCAGCGGCATATCGCGCACATCGGCAGCACCGCAGCCCTTTAAGGAAGCGATGAAACCGCACAGCTCCTCCTGCACGTCCGGAGCCTTTTCAATAAGCATGAGCACCACGGAAGCGCCGAGCTTCATCTGCCCTTGCTTTCCGGAATCGGCGATCAGCTCCGCCAGTTCCTCACGTATCTTAGCCTTGCGGATTATTTCTGCCGCCTTGAATGCGTCGTTTAAATTGAGTTTTCTCATCAGTTGCCCTCCGTATCAGGAACGAAAATCGCAAAAGGCGGATTTACTGCGTCCGTTTCGAAATCCGCGAGATTATTGTAACCGTACAGCGTCACCTTTACCTTGCCCTCGGACTGCGGCGCGAAGTCCATGGACAGCCCGTCCTCGTTCAGACCGTTTGAAAGCTGGATTATCATGGGCGTATCGCTGCCGGAAATGCAGCCTACCCACGTCAGATTTTCAATGTAGTCGGAATCGCCAATGCCCGCGTTTCCGGATATCTTTGTGTAGCCCTTGGGAATTCCGTTGCCGCCGCTGCCAGATACGTCAGTTCCCGCCGTTGCAGTGGCAGATGTAAGCGCCATTTTCAGCGTTTCAACGGTCGTTTCGATGAATGTCGCAGACAGCGAGCACTCCCATGTTTCAATGTCTGCAAGCCCCTTGACGCGCCCCACAGCGCCGTCAACCTCGATGCTGCGGATTGTGGGCTTTGCGGTAAACGTTCCGCCACCCTGGGTAGCGCCGAGGCACTTTCCCGCCTTCTTTGCGGTGGCGTAGGTGTCGGTGCCTACCGTGAAATTCTTGAAGATAGCGCCAGCGTCAAGCTGTATGTTGAGCGGCGTTTTCTCCGTAATTCCGTTGTATGCCTTTTTAGCAAAAGCCATATTAATCCTCCTTGTCGCGATAAAAATACACCGCGTAGCTCTCCACGAAGTGCACTATCTTGTTGTTGTCCTTTTCGGGAACGGCGTAACGGCTCCCCTCAGCATAAACGCTGATGAAGCCGCCCTCCGCAGTCCCTTTCTGATCTGTAAGCCGCGCGCGGATATCGTCTGCAAGCGCGTGAGCCTCTATCGGGTCGCCGGAATCAAGCCAGATATCCAGCACCAGCCGGAAAACCGCCGAATACCCGGAATCCGTAAGCTGCCGCAGGTCGCCGGCAACTTTCGGATACTGTACCGGGGACGGGCTTTGAAAATATACCGCCGGGCACGAGGGTTTTATTAGCCCCACCAGCGCCGCTATCACCGTTTCAGTTTTCATCGCCGCCGTAGTCCTCCTCGTCGTTTATAAGCCCCAGCGCCCGATTTTCGTCCTCGATCGCCGAGAGATACTGTCCCTCTATCCTCCGGATCTCATCAATGTTGTCAGCTACCGCAGAGTATATCGGCGCCAGCTTCGGAATTTTCGAGGTGCCAGTTTCATAAAATCCGCCGTAGAATCCCATGGGCTTGTATCCTATCTGCAAACTCGGCGTTTTCTGCTTTCTTTTCACCCAGCATTGCAGGTACCGCCGCGCCCGCCCTGTTTTCCTCGGGAGCTTAGCCCGGGCGAGTTTTACGAGGAATTTCCCAACATCACGCAGCGCGGCGCACGTGAGTTCCTTGATCGTGTATTCGCAGCGGTCGGCGTTGCTGATATATTCCACACCGTCCTTGGTGATTTTCGTGTAGTTCGGCAGCGCCATAGAATCACCCCTCTGCTATATCTGAGCATATAAGCTCCAGCCGTTCTCCCTCAACAGGGTAGGTGCGGATTATTTGATACTCCTTCCCGCCGAATCTGAGCGCCTTTTCGCTCTGATACTCAAACGCCCAGCACCGGAAAGTGAGCGACGGCGACATTCCGACAGCCGCCGCCTGATAGAATTCATTGCGCTTGATTCCGCACTGCTCCGCGAATATCGTCCGTTCGGTGTCGGCTTTTACAGCGCGCCCGTATTCGTCCGATTCCGCAGCCGTACCGCGCTTTATCAGCGTTATCTGTACGTCCGTCAAGGCTCGTCACCGCCCTCATAAAATCCGCACAGGGACATCGCTCCGGCGAGGTCGAGGTACCGGGACTGATACAGCTCCCGCTCCTTTACATCGCCGTTCGCGAAGTTCCCGCGGCAGTACAGTTTCACGGCCTGACGGACGAGCGGCGCGTCCTCGTCGATATTATCAACTCCCCGCATTTTCAGGTCGTTTTTCGCCGCCTCAATAAGCTCCGTCAGATCATCGTCAAAGATATCCGCAGAGATACGCAGCGACTTTTTCACAGCAACAAGCAGTGTCGCGCCCATTCGTCAGGCCCCCTTCCTTATGCCTTTTTCTTGGTGAGAGTTACGAGGGAGTTGGTGTCTACCGCCTTGCCGTCGAACAGCATGATAGCCTTCTTGATACGGTCGTCGGTCGCCTCGTCGATATAGTCGCGGACGGTCACGGCATAGTTGGTGTTGCCGATGTAGTCCCTGAAGTTGAATATAAACGCAAAAACTGTGTCCTTGGACACGGTATCCGCGTAGCTGTCGAGGTATTCGCCGTCGACAAGCACGACCTCGCGTCCCCATATGTAGTAGGACGGCTTGCCGTTCACGCCGATTATCTCCTTCATGATGGGCGCGCCGTTGCCGTCAACCATCGAGATGACCGCGTTCATGAACGTGGACTTGGTCATTACCCAGACCGCACCGTTCTCGTAGGATTCGGGGAGCGCCCCCTCTGCCGCCGCGAGGTCCTTGAAGGAAAGCGCGTTCGTTGCAGCCACCTCGATCTTGCGTGCAGCCGGAACAGTTTCGGTGAGTACGCCCTTGGGCTGCCCGGAGCCTGTGCCCTTGATCATCGCCTTCTCGACTGCCTTGATCATAGCCTCCGCGATGTTGTCCGCGACGGTCGCTTCAAATACGTCAAGGGTAGTCACGGTCACTTCAAAGGAAAGCGCCACCTTGCAGGTGAGCTTGTGGTAGGCGAAAGTGATGGAAGTCACCGCCTTCTTCTGGGTTTCGCCGTTAGTGCGTTCAGCGCTCCATGCAGCGGTCGGCTTTACGGAGCTAGTCGGTACAGAAACGCCGCCCTTGAAGTTGGTGTGAGTGATACGGCTCCAGAGCTTCCCGGTACTTTCCATCTTCTCATAAATCTTCTTCACGATCGTGGTCGGGATCACCGCGCCGACGTCACCCGTAGTTGTCTGCTCGGCCTGATTTACCATGCCGGGCATCTTCAGCGCGGAACCTGTGAGCATTGCGTCCATGAACGCGATGCGGTACTCCTTGCTGCCGTACATATCGCCCTTAGCGCCGCCGGCAGCAGGCTCGGGGGAGCCGGAAAGAGCCGCGCCTCCTGCGTTTACCATGCCGGGGATTCCGGCAGGAGCCTTGTTCAGCGCCGCGAGATTGGCCTGCGCGGTAAGTTCCTGCTTGTGCTCGTCGTCGAGTTTTTCGATATCTGCCTTGATACCGTCAAAGTCCGCGTAGCGGTGCTCGTTTACAGCCGCCTCGGCCAGAGCCATGAGCTCCGCCCTTCTTGCCTCAAAAGTAGTTGCGTTTGCCATAGTCGTTTACCTCCTGATTTTCAGCAAATCTAATTCAGCCCGCGCCTTTGCGCCCTTATCGCGCATTTCTGCGAGCAGTTTTTCCGGCAGCAGCGGGATTGCTGCTGCACACAGTTTCATGCCGGCGGGAGCCGCTCCGGAAGCCGGTGCGGAAATCTCGTCCACCAGTCCAAGCTCCACAGCCTCGTCAGCCGTGAGCCAAGTTTCCTTAGCCATAAGTCCCAGCATTTCCTCCATGCTGCGACCCGTCTTTTCGGCGTACGCGCCCGCTATGGACCTGTCTGCCACTTTCAGCACGTTCACCGCATGAGCCATCTCCCGATTGTCGCCCTCTGCCGCCATTGATACATTGTGTATCATCAGCATTCCTGCAGGGGATATATCCGAGTGTCCTGCGCACGCTATTACGCTTGCGGCTGAGCATGCCTGTCCGGTGATGTGGATATGCACGTCAGAGTATGCGCGCAGAGCCGTGTAGATGTCCGCGCCTGCGCTGATATCGCCGCCCGGCGAATTGATGTATACATCAACCCGCTCATGCTTCCACTGCGCGTCCCTGACTGCCTTTATCACCGGGGCGGGAGTAGTATTTTCCACCCCGAAAAAATCGTATACCCAGCCGTCGTCGTTAGATACGATAACGCCCTTGATATCAATATCAGCCATGTTGCATTATTCCTCCTCTCCCGCCGTAGTCGCCGGTTCTACCACCGTTGCCGTATCTTTTCTCAGCAGCGGCACATCTCCGCCCGGCAGCGGAGCCTTATTCATTGCAGCGCGCCACTCATTCGGCGTCATTGCTCCTCTGTCCACCATCGCGGACAGGTTGAGCTTTGTGCTCATGCTGGCATACTGCAAGTTGGAAGCCTCAAAGATGATTTTATTTCCGCACCCGCGTTCCCTGCGTGTGAACAGCTTCCGCGTCATTTCCGAGCCTAAATCAATCAGGATAGGCTCAACGGTAGATTCATAGAAAGCGTTCCACTCGTCCTCGTTGTAGGCGCTCTGAATGATTTTCGCGTTGGTGCCGAAGTGGTTGTAGAATCGCTGTGTGGTGCGGTCTATGAGCTGCGCGTTCGGCACATAGTCGTCCGTGCGTATCTGAGTGGCGTCTGCTTTGCTGTCTACGGCCGCAACTCCGGAGCTCGCAAGAGTACTGAGGTAGTTCTCTGCGAATTCCTGAGCCTTTTTTCGCAGGTCCTCATCACGCACGGTGGTGTTGTATTTCAGCAGCCACCGGACAGCCGAAGAATTGTTCACCGCCGTAACGATAGACTTGTCCACTGTGCCGATAACGGTGAGCAGCGGTTGCAATACTTCCACCGGCGATGTACCGAACAGGTCGTTGTCCCCGAAATCCCGGCGCAGATGAATGATATCCGAGTAATAGAACGGGTACACCTTTCCATTTTTCATGGAGAAAGTGAGGATAAGGTCGCCGCCTGCATTGAAGCTCGCCTCCACGTTGTACGCGTCTATCGGATATATCCCGCAGGGAAATCCGGACGAATCGCGGATTATCGTGGCGAAAGCATTTCCGGAAAGTTCCCGCTGCCGCGCCATTTTTTCAAGGAACTGCTGGCAGCTCATGTATGGATTAGGCTCCTCCAGCAGAAAGCGCATATAAGGCTCGGGGTTCGTCTGCACGGCGCTTCCGCTGTCGCGGATATGTTTGGGTACCGCCTTGCCCACAGCAACAGCCGTGGGGCGTATACAGCTCCTTACGGTATCGCTGGAAAATATCTGCCCGTCCCAGATGTACACGCCGTTTCCGCGCTCCGTCACAAGCTGAAAGCGCGTCTGTTCGTGCTCTTTTCTGTTGAATAGTCTGTTGAATATGTTCATATCATCGCCTGATACTCCTCCATCTTGTCCGTAAGCACTACATAAGCGTCCAGCAGGGCTGCCGTGCCGTCTATGCGGCGCGTGCTCCTTGTAGTTTTAATCGGCTGTATATTGCCGTTCCTGTCCTCGTCCACGGCAGTATTCGCAAGGCACCACCGGTCTATCGGATTGTTGTTGTAGTTTATCCGCTTGGCCTTTAAGTCAGCCCCGAGGGATTTCATCGGCGCAGAAAGTGTTTTCTTGCCCTGGATTACGGGAACCATGCACGCGGGTCCGAATTCCTGCTTCATTTCATTTACCCAGTAGGTCGCGCTCCATGAATCGTAGCCGATATACATCGGGTAGATATCGAATTTGTCCCGCAGTTCCCGGAACCAGTCCGTGACTGCGTGATAATCCATTTTGTTGCCCGGACAGGTGCGGCACCAGCCTTTCTCGATCCAGATATCATAGCGGATCTTATCCTCTTTTACCTTGTGCTCCACTAAATCCTCCGGAATCCAGTACATCGCAATGGAAAAGATTCGCGGGTCTTCCGGCAGCATGAAAAGCGCTTTCGCCGCGGTGAGGTCGTTGGTGGAGGAAAGGTCGGCGCCGCCGATAAAGTACCGCGGCTTGAGCTCCGCAATGTCGTAAGTCGCCTCGTTCACCAGCTCGTCAAAGTTGAGCCATGCCTGCGAGGTGGTTGACGGAATATTGAATTCCTTGCACAGCAGATTCCGCAGCAGGGAGCTGTTCTGCTTCGCCTTTTCCACCTTTTCAGAGAGAGTGCGCAGATTCTTGATAGTCCCAAGCCCCGGATTGGCTTTTCTCCAGCAATTCGGGTCGTCCCATTCCTCACGCTTGTCGAGTTCGTAAATGAAGAATATCGAGCGATCGTCCCGGTATGCGTCATCACCGCCGGAATAGCCGTCGATTGTTCGCCGTCCCTCGTCGTAAATCTCATCGTAGATATCCTCGCGGACAACTCCTGCGGTGGACGTGATGAATATGAGCGGCTGTTCCCGGGCGGTGATACCGTCCGCCATGATGTCGTAGAGCGCACGTCCGTTCTGCCACTGGTGTATCTCGTCCATGAGCACGCAGTGGACGTTCAGGCCGTCCAGCGTGTCCTGATCGGAAGCCAGCGGCTTGAAAGTACCATCGTTGAAATCCGTCTCAATGGAGCCTGTAAGCACTCGGGAACGCTTCATCAGCGGCGGTGACTTCTTTACCATTCGTTTCGCTTCCAGCCATATAATTTTTGCCTGGTCGCGCTTTGTCGCTACCGCGTAGATCTCCGGACCCGGTTCTCCGTCCGCCTGCTGCATATAGTTGCCGACAACGGAGGCCAGCAGCGATTTACCGTTTTTTTTGCCGACTATAAGTACCGCCCGCTGATACCGCCGTATTCCCTTGTCGTTCACAAATCCGAAAACAGCAGCGAGCATAGCTTTTTCCCACAGTTCAAGCTCGACGAGCTGGCCGCCGAGCTTGCCCTTGGAGTGTCGGCAGAAATTCTCTGCAAACTCCAGAATGTGATTGCCGCGCTTCGGCGAGTAGTGCCATTCTCCTGGCTCCCGGATATCCCGGGCGAGCTTTTCATAGGTGACGCGTATTTTCCGGCTGACGGCAATTTCGCCGCGCTGAATCTGCTCCCAGTATTCCAGAATCGGATTATAGCTATCCGGGTACCTTTTCATGCGCGCACCTCCTCCCAGTTCCGCTAAGGCAGGCGCGCACCTCTGCTAAGCGCGATTATTTCAGCGCGGCTCCGGTTCATGGGCAGAAGATGCCTGCAAGCCCAGCAGCGTTTACGGCAGCACTTCGGTGTAATTCCGCAGGAATGTTTTTCGCAGAAGTAAGCCGGCTTTTTCGCCGTAGTTTTACCGAATAGCAACAGATATTTCATAGCGCCCTCCTACTTGTGGCTGGTGTAATCCACCACTACCGCGATAGCTACCACGGCGGCGGTGATACTGAGGATATCCCCTATCATAGCAAGCGTGTCGATAATGCTCATATCCCCTCCACGAGCGTAAACTGTGCCTGTGCCTCTTCAATACGGTTTCGGGCAATTTCAAAATATCCGAGATCTTTTTCAATTCCGATGAAATCGCGCCCGGTATTGAGCGTCGCTACTCCGGTAGTACCGGAGCCCATAAAGCAGTCAAGCACCGTCCCGCCCGGCGGGCATGATACCCGGATAAGCCGTTCGGTGATGTCAAGCGGCTTCTGGCAGGTGTGCAGCCTGTTAGTCGAGGGCAGCGGCGGACGGTGCCAGATGTTGCAGTGCATATCATCGCAGCGGTGGTAATTCCGTAAGCTCTCGTATTCCTGCCGTAAGCTCTCGTAGCCCTTGCCAAAGCCGAGCGGTTCGTATACGCTCTCCCACACTTTCTGCGTAGGTATCTCAAACTGATTATTCTGGAAATAATGCCGCAGCATATGCGGTTTCTTTCCGGTCGCCTGCTCGTAATACGCGCCGATTATCTTGTTATCCAGCCCGAGCCGTTCGCACTCGCGCTGGTACCACTCTTTCAGCGGTTTGAAGCAAGCCGGATTGCTGTAAACTCTGTCGAGCCCCGTGTGCGCCCATGCCCTGTCTGCGTCCGCCGGAGCGTTGAAGAAGTGCAGGCAGTATTCGCAGGTGTTGAACCACGAACGCAGAGCCGTGCGACTATTGGGATCACGCCTATGCCATGTCTTTGCGCGGTATGTATCTCCCTTATCCCAGATACAGAACGATACGAAAACCAGCGACGTGCGCTTCCTGATTTCCGTGAGAAGTTCCGCTATCTGTTCCATATCGTTATGCCAGAAATAGAGCACGCCGTTCGGCTTGAGCTTCTTCGAGCACAGCGTGAGCCATTCAACACACCAGTCGACGTAGCCGTCTATCTTGTCCCACGCATTCACAACAGCTTTTCCGCTCACGTTTGTTGTAACGCCGATATTGTAAGGCGGGTCGGTGAGCACCAAATCCACCGACCCGTCCGGTATCTGCTTCATAAGTTCAAGGCAGTCGCCCTGCATTAAATTCATGCGTTCACTTCCTTTTCAGGCATAAAAACAGCGCCCCGTTGGAGCGCTTGTATTGAGTTAATTGCGCGAATTAACGTCCGCGTTCGCTGATAAACTCATCGAATCCGTCGGATACCGGCTTTACCTCCTCTTTCGGGAGCATATCGTTGAGCTGCTTGATAGTTTTCAGATAGCTATCATAGAAGCTTTTGTATGTTTCCGCATTCGGCCGCTTCCGATCGTAGGGTTCCTGGTTGCCCTGTTGAAAAGGCACGGTATATCCATTCTCGTTGAGGTCGTCCTCCAGTTCCTCCAGCGATACCCGCAGAAACGCCGCCCGCTGTATCGTTCCGATAACGAGGCTCATGCGGTCGCCGTCCATCTTTGCGTAAATCTTCTTTAGTCGATTGGCTTCTTTTTTTATCCGCCGTTCTTTCTCCTCCGCCGCGTACATCGCCGCACCTCCTCCTAAAAAACGACCCCAGGGGGGCTATATAAACTCGTGCGTATTCTCTTTACCTTCACCCCGTCACGGTCTCCTACCGATATAGCCTGATGAAAATAGGGGGGGATATTATTTTTCAAGCTGTTCAAAATACCTGTCTATCAACGCGCGCTGCAATGCCTTGTTTTCGCGGTTGGAGTCCTCTCCGGCTCTGCGTATGCATTCGTGATAGTCTGCGTCCATGTATATCAGCTCCGCGTCAAGGCGTTTGGCAAGCTCCTCACGTTCTTGGCGCTTTGGAAAACAGCCGATTATCCATACGGCTCGGCAGTCCGGCGCCTTATCTTCGATAAGATGATAGAGATGGTCGCGTACCGACAGCACCACAGGCAACAGATTATCGGAGCCGCGCTCCTGAAATGTAAGCGCACGTCTCAACGCGTCAACGTCCACCACCAAATCCCCCACAGACATATTCGCACGGACATACGAAGTTTTCCCGCTTGCAGGCGCGCCCCACACGATTATGCGGCGAGCCTTCACCAGAAAACCTTCCTCGTCCATGTAGCAGCCGTTCGTGAGTATTTTAGACTTCCGGCGGCGCTCCCGCGCTTCATCGAATTGCTTCAGAATCAGTTCGCGGTGTGCCTTGAAGTGGCAGTCTTTGCAGAGCCATTTCAGATTATCGGGATTCAGGCAGATGTCGTAATCGCTTATGTTGGCAGGCGTGAGCGGCTCGACATGGTGGAGTTCCTCGCCCACATTCTCATGGCAGTTTTCGCACATTCCGCCATCGCGGCGCGTGCGTTCTGCTATGTATGCGTCCCGTGTATCTATCCATGCGCGGGAGTTGTAAAAACTCTTTGCGAATCCCTTGGCCATGCGCGCCTCCACAAAAGAAAAGCGCCCCGGCGATTGCTTCGGGCGCTTTTCAGTATTTCATGATACTAGTATAGCACAGGTGAACCGAACAAAACGAACAACTTACAGTTTATTCATGAACCGGTTGTAAATCATGCGCACCCCGTCCGGCGAATTATTCCCGCCGACCTCATAGGCGACGCGCGTCCAGCCGAACAGGCTCACGCAGCGGTAATAGACTATCTGCCGGGTCAGGCTGTCGGGAATATCGTAGATGAACGCAACAGCTTCGTCGCGGCGCTGCTGAATCTCCTCGCGCTTGAGTTCTATGCGTCGCTCCAGGTCTACGCGCCTTTCGGCAAGCTCCCCGACCTTGTCGGACGTTCCGGAACTGCTCCCGGCGTTCGGCTGCGGCGAACGTACCAACGAACGGCAGCGGAGCCGTTCAAGCTCCTGCTCCCACATTCGCAGCTCCCGGTGGAGATAGTATATCTGCTCCAATTCTTCACGGGTCATTGGTATCAACTCTCCTTCTGTTCGCGACGGATCCGGTGGCAGCTTCTGACTATCTCATTATAGCAGCTTTCGCAAAGGTCGATTCTTGACCACTTGTATTTTACGCCTATTATATACCCGAGCGTATCTCTTACGTTGTGAGATTCCATGCGTTTAGCCTTGAGCATAAATCCATCTTTGGCGTTCATCTCGCCGCAGATATCGCACGACCTGCATTTTACTTTAGCCATTATCAGCCCTCCTGTTCCATTTGTCTGCGGCTTCCTGCATAGTTTCGCTTGCGCTATGTTGCCTGATTTCGTATGCGCAATTAAATATATCACTGTGTGAAACATAATAGCTCACGAAGCTGTTTTCCAGACACTCCAAGCGCATAATAATCGCCTTACCCCCGCAGAACGGACAGGGTTTCAGTTTGATTTCAGACATCGGTGTCACCTCCGTTTTTCTCACGTTTGGGAGGGCAAAGATCCATCTTAGCGCCGCATGATTGGCAATAATTCGTCCGGTGCTTACCGCCGTGCGTTTTGCAGCTGCTGCATATGTACGGTCTCCATGTGTATTCGTCGTACGGCTTCTGATATATCCAGTACGCATGCACCACCGGTGCGACATCGGCGGCAGGCGTATCTTCCGGAATGACGATGAAGTCTTTCGCCAATTCCTCAATGTGAGCCTCTGTCCAGACTGGCTCATCGTCTTCCGAAACAGAGGCAATGTACCAGTCCTGGAGATAGCCCTCACCGACCGCCTTGCTCTTGTCTATGTATTCACTCATTCCCACTCACCTCTTTTTCCTCGGCATCAAGATTATCCAGAAGCATTTTCAGAGTTGTTATCTGGTCGTCGAACACATCGATTCGCTCCTGCTGCCGAACTATTTCCGTCGCGGCTTTTCGCTTTTCGAACTCGCAGCGCGCAATCCCGCTTTTGATATATTCACGAATAGAATCCATTTTGGCTGATTCACTCACTTTCTCTCATCTCCAATCTCTATCTTGAGCCGCCTGCCGAGCCAGTCCAGCCCGGCACGGGTCAAGTAGTAGTATGTGTATCGTTCGCTCTGCTTTTTTTCTGCCAGTCCCAAGACGCCTGTCAGCTTGTCAAGCAGCTTGTTTCCGGACAATTTATCGCAGTAGTAGTTGCGATACGGCTTGTAGAACGCTTTTCCATGCCTGTGATAAGGATTGTGGCTATCAAGACCCACCGCATGCTTGCATAATTCCGTCAGCGCCGCAAGGTCTTTTTCGGACAAGTCCATTTCAAGACCCATATCTGTACCCATAGCGCCCAAGTGCTCTGTGTACTCCTCGTCACGTTTCTTGACCCAGTTCCATGGGTGTGTGCAGCCAAGCATACCGTCTTCGTGTTCTATACCATATTTGCCCTCTGCTTCAAAGCAGACATCGTCCTGAGCGATAGGGCATAACGGGCAATTGTCACACCTCATTCCCGCTCACCTCCACATAGCGCCACGACTGCGGCGGCTTTGATATCTCGCAATCTTCCCATTCACAATAAGCTGGTTCTTCCAAGCTACTTGTGCAATAATACTTACAATTCTCGCAATTGTGCGAGCACGGCTTTTCAAAAAGGCTCAATTCCTTCGGCTTTTCGTAAATTTTCAGATTGGAGATATGCCAGCCCCAAAACGTCTTGCAGAATCCCTCGCCGATGTACGCCTTAACATCATCGAACGTCATGCAGCACGAACGGCAGAAATCACAATCATTGGGATTGTCTGCTTCGTTTGAGGTAAGCACTTTGAAATCTCTGCGGCCGTCGTCATCGGGGAAATCGGCATCGCGAAATATTTCTCTGATGTCCTGGTAAAAGGCATCAGTTTTGCAAAACTCGGCTTCGTACTCGGAAATACTGTCGCAGGTGAATTCACCGATGACTTTCTGTTCGTTGCCGTTTGAATACGGCGATAATGTTTTAATGAATACCGGCTTTCCGTGATAGATTGTGCCGTAATCATTATCGCCGTCTTTCATTACATATATCAATCGGTCTTTGCTCTTAGACTGATATATGTAACACTTAAAAGGAGTTTCAATCTTCGGAATGGTCTTGCGCACCTCGACCGTTTTCTTACCGTTCGCGATAAGAGCACACCATTTCGGCTGCACGCTAAGCAGCACTGCTTTTTTATTCATCGCGGTTCACCTCTTTTTGTTTCCCTTGTGCTTCTGCTTCCTGCTCCGGCTCTTCTTAGCCACAAACCTCTTGAAATCAATTCCAGAGCGTGCACACTTCTCGCTGCGCTCAATCCGGCGCATAGTCTCAGCGGCTTCGATGTATGCGCCTATGAATGCACTAATCACTTTTGCTCGCCTCCATTGCTTTCTCGGCTTCCGCGCGATTTAAGAACCATGATTTCCCGATGTAGCCAACAGGGAACTCTCCGTCCTTGATATATACCATGCCATCGCTACGCTTCAGGCATATATCTTCGCAGACGTAAGCTCCGTGCTCGCCCGGCTCCGCCGGAATCACGCAAAACAATCTGGTTCCCTTGCGAACTATGGACTTATCATAATGACTCCCGCCTCGCATTGCGTTTTGTTCACGTCTCTTTCGATTGTACTTTTCCCGGCAGTACCTGCAGGTGGTTTTGCCATCGTCAGCCGGTCTTTTTCCGCAGTGCGTGCAGAGGTTCGCTTCTTTACGGCGCACATACATTCGCTTGTTTGCTTCGATAGTTCGCCGACTGATGTCGCCGAGCTGTTCAGCGTTCATCCTGCTCTTTCTATCAGCCACATATTCCCTCATCTTCATTCTGCATTCCAGGCAGGTCTGATACCCTTTTTGCATTGCCGTTTTGTGGCATACGGGGCAGATCCCGATACTCTTGTACCACCGATACTCTTCTTTACGGCTCATCACCGCTCACCTCCGGAAGAATATCCATCAGCTTGTCAAGCACCCCAGTAACTCTAAGCCAGAGTGCTGCGACAATAGCCGAATTGACATATGTGCCGATTTCTGAAAAGCGTACCGATGATGAGCTTGACTGCGCCTGTTCCCCTCCGGTCATCTGCACTATCGCCTGTCTGATAGCGTCAAGGTTTCGTATCAGTGCTCTGACATCTGACTTGTATGCTATTTCCTTACGGAGTTTCAGGCAGCTCCACATGAGGTCGAGCTGTCCCGCGTCGAGTTCATCAAGGTCACGCTTCATCACCGCTCACCTCCAGCAGTTCCGGGTTGTCGTGGACGTTTCCGATGACTGTCATATATTTCGTGCCCTCCGAGAATGCACACCCTGGGTAATCGAAGCAAGAAGCATAGAAGTTGGACAAATTCCACCCACAGCCATCTTGAACAACAGCATGTATTGATTTGCCATTATAAGGGTGGTCAAATTCTATGATATCCCCCTCGAAAATCTTCACGCCGTTGCGGTCGGTAAGTCCGGAGAACCGACCGAGAGTATCCGGAATTACTGTATGAGAACAATTCTCAATGTTGCTTTCAGAATCGTAATATCTTATCTGATGTTCACCGCCGTGTGTGATATACGGGAATCCCTCGACCCACTCGCCGTCATCCACCCACTTCCCTCGAAAAAGTATATCGCGTATCATATCACCTTGCCTCCATGCTTATATGGTCTGGTCTTGTTGAACTCATGTTTCTCGGAAATCATAGCACCGATATCAATGCCGTACTTTCCGCACATATCCAGTATGCGGATAATCACGTCAGCCAGTTCGGAGGGAATACCCTCCGGCTTGCCGCCATCGCTGTAATAGGTCTCGTCCGGCTGATGTCCCTTGCGGTATTCCTCCAGCGCTTCGGAAAGCTCCTGGTGGCAGAGCGCTATCAGTTCGGCAAAGCTACGCTCCTCGTCATACCAACCGTGGTTTACTGCGTTCTCGTGGACTTCTTTTGCGAACATGTTCATGTATATCCTTAGGTTGTCATTATTTACCATTGATATCCTCCAATCTCACAAGTATGCGGGGTTCGCAGCCGTAAAATTTCCGTACGACCGCCTCGCACACGCACTTATCATCGTCGTAAGCCACGCCGTTCAGCGCGTCGCAGACGAGCTTGCCGATGTTGTCCCAGTCCGGCTTTTTGGTCGGACGAATCTTCCCGCTGAGCATATCAGCCCGGCGATACTTCGGAGTGCTTTTCGGAATACCCATCACTGCGATTATCGTGATTCTGATTTCCGAATCCTCCGGGAACTTATGTCCTCCCGCTTTGCGGTACGCCCACTGAATAAGCTGTTCGTGAAGCTTAGTTTCCTTCGGAGTATATGTAGTGCCGGAGACACGGCTGTGTCTCGGCCTCTGCTTTCCGAACGGTTCTCCTGGGACCGTGAATTCTATCTGCATTCTATCCCTCCTCCGAATACTGCTCCTGCAATTCACGCAAGATATCTTCCTGATCTATGCTGCTGTTCTGCTCCGGTACTCCGTCGGCGATCAGCCACTCGGCTATTCTCGCGTAGGAGATACCTCCAGATATTCCTTTGCGCTGCTGCCAGTTCTGATATTTCTGCTCATACAAGGCAACAGCCTTCTCCCCGTATTTGCGCACAAGCTGTTCGCGGGTGGGGGAAGGGGCAGGCGGCGCAGCCGTCCTGCTTTCCCTTTCTTTTAATTTCATTTCATTTCTTTTCTTTTCATTTAGGGAAGAAATATCGCCGTTTTTTCCGGAGTTTTCGTTGCTTTTTCCGGAAATATCAGCGTTTTTTCCGGAATTGCCTATATCTGAATCATCGAGAGGAATAATTACATACTCTAAGACAGGAAAAATATCCTTACGTTTCAACGACTTTGCCGCTTTCAGATATCTCTTCTGGATTCCGCGAGAAGTCAGTATTCCGTATTTGGTATACATTTCCTTGTCGAACAGCGATTCATGATTCTTGGATTCTCTGAGCGCAGCGGCAACAACCTCACGAACAACATCAACACCCACAAACGCCTCACGGTTTGCAAACCTTGACGCCACCCTGTCGTTCCACTCGCAATAGTATCCGTGTATACCATAAATCTTTTGAAAGAGCTTGATTATGATACCAAGCCCTTTCATACCGAACATATCTTCTATTTCCTCAAGCTTATCATCAAACCGGCAATCCAGAGAGAAGTACGGTATACCCTCTGTCATGCATGCCCTCCTATCTATCAGAACGGATACGGGTCGCTGCCTACGCCCGAGAAATCAGCCGCCGGAGCTTCCGAAGAAGCATTCTGCGCTGCCTGAGGAGCAGCCGGAACCGTATCGGCGGCAGGAGCATTCCCGGACTTCTCGCCCGTGAAGCTTACGCGCTCGGCGTTTATCTCGTACCATGTGGACTGGTTCCCGGACTTGTCCGTGTACTGCCGGGTCTGCATTTCGCCCTCTACGAGTATCATACACCCCTTGCCGAAGTACTTATTGACAAGCTCCCCGGTGGAGCGCCATGCCACCACGTTGAAAAAATCCGTCTTGCGTTCCTCGCCCTTCTGCTGGAACCGTCTGTCAACGGCTATCCGGAACGAGCAGACATTCGTGCCGTTCGGGGTCGTTTTCAGTTCCGGGTCGGAACATATGCGCCCCATCATTATCACTTTGTTGTACATTTCCATGCACTCCTTTCGAGTATATTTTCCGCTGTCCGGAACTGCAAATTACTGCAAATCTGCGGGGCTTTCCTCCAACTCGTCCGGCGAATCGCTGTCTACGATTATCTCAGGATCATCCGCAGGCTCACCGGGGATCTTTCCGGGCGCCGCCTCATCGGACAGAGCGCTGCTCATCTCAATGGACATGATCCCGTAGTGCGAGAGCAGATTCCGCAGCACTGTCTTTATAGCCATTTCGTCGAAGTTGTCGCGCCATATCGCGCTCCCTTTCTGGAAAGCCTTGCTGTACTTCTTTACATGCTCGGTCAGCTTTTCGCGGCTCCAGTAGTAGGTCTTGCTGAATCCGTTCAGCGTTTCGATATACGCGAAGTAGCCTATGATCTTATCGGACACACGCTCGCCGGATATATCCACCGCGCCGGTCAGCTTGTCCTCGCTTTTCAGCTCGCCTTCGTATACCTTTCCGGCGTTGATATAGCGATACTCGCCTGTCCTCATCGCAAGCTGTATGTATCCTTTGTAGCCGAGCTGGAACTGCGGCTTCGGAACACCGTGGTCCTTGTACGGAATGATGTAAGCGAATCCGAGCTGCTTCTCGACAGGGAGCTTGAGCGCCGCCGCGTCAGAGCCTCCGAGCCCTGTCCTGCGGTATTCCAGCCATTCCTCGCGGGTGATGTCTGTGGTTTTTACTAGCTTTCTAGGCATTACTGTTCCTCCTCTGGTTCGTCGGCGCTGAGCCACGCTTCCTCGCAGAAGCGGTCATAGCAAAGCTGCTTCCCGTCAAGGAATCTCAGCTCGTCCCGGTCGTATTCTCGCTCGCACTCGTCGCAGTACCACACCGGCACATTTCTGTTCGGGCAGGAACTGCCCATACACGGTGCCCCATCAGGGCAGCCTACGCAATGATCTTCAATTCTTAGCATGTTACTTCTCCTTTATGGTCGATAAAATGTCCTGGAGTATCTTCTCGCGCTCCTCCGGCGATTTCTCGCCGGCGTCTGTGAAATGGGTCATGATTTATCCCTCCATAAATAATTATTCATCAGCACGGACCGCCGTCCGCGCCCTTGAAAGCTCCCGCCGGGTACTGCCAATCTTCCGCGTAGACATCATCAACGGAGAATTCGCCGGATAGAAGCTGCTGGATTGCTCTAGGATTGTCCCGGCAGACGCAGCTTTCCGCGTCCCCAATGTACTCGTCAAGATTTTTCTTGTTATCAAGGGTGAAATTAAGTTCAATTTCCGCTTGTCTGAACTGCTCGTACCAGTCTGGGAACAACTCCCGGATTCCAGCCCAGTGCTTCGGCAGACCGAATATGCACATCGCGCAGGAGCAGCGGTTCCAGCCTGCGAAATAACATGGGTGCGGAGAAATGTGCCATCGTTTGATGATCTCCCAGATATACGCCTCCGACCAGTCAATGACCGTACGCCATGTATGTACAAGCCGTTTGGCTTTTGCCGTAGCGTTGGTAGGGTGCAGTTCGATTTCGTTGTATTTGCTCCGCCCCTTGCTTTCTTCGCGCCGCTCGCCGGAAATCACCAACAGTTTCACGTCCTGCCTGGTCTGCTCCAGATTGCTTGTAACTCCGTTCTGGACGGAAGCTTTCAGACTTCCCGAGCACCATCTTCCAGACTGACAGCTACCCTTAGCAGGGAACTTCATACGGCTCCCTATGCTCTCAATTTCTCGGATAACGCTCTCACCGACTACACGTTTAAGGTTCGGGGAGCAGTAACGACCGTTGGCTATTCCGGATTTTGCCGGGAATTTATTGCACTCGCCGATTCCCTTGAGCTCGTCCGTTTCAAGACTGCGAATTGCTCCCCCGCCTACCATGATTTTAAGATAAGAGCTGCACCAGCGCTGTGCAAGATTAGCTGATTTCGCCGGGAAATTTCCACGCTTGCCGTAATTTTCAACCTTGGCGCTTTCGTCTTCACCCATGACCTTGCTTTTTAATTCAAGTGTGCGCTTCTGGCGCTCTGAGAGCTTACACATGGCAATTTCGCCGCCGTTCTCATAAAGGATAGGATTGCTTGCCCCTATGCGGTAGACTTCGCTCCAGAAGCCTCCTATGCGCCAGCTAACGCGCAGCCTGATTCCGAGATATTCCGCAACAGCCCGGCAGTAATTCTGCGTAGGGAGCCAGTCCATGTGCAAGTTCGGCTCGCCGCCGTCAATATCATGGTGCCAGAGTTCGATTTTCTCTTTCGGAACGCCCATCTCCAGAAGTCGGAGAACACACGCGAGGCTGTCCTTCCCGCCCGAGAAAAGCACGATAATCATGTTGTAATCTTCAAGAGGGAGAAGCTGTTCAAGGTAGATTTCCTTGTTGTGCGGGGTGTCCTGTTTGCCATCAATAGCGGGGCGGTAGCTTATGCCTTTACCGTATATTTTCACTTGAATTCTGCCTCCCTGCACATCTCCGGCAGATTAGCCCGAACCAGCGCCGCCGGGACTGGCGGTGTGACCGCGTTTCCGCACCGGGCTGTCTGCTTGCTTTTCGGATAAGGTTTGCCGCTGTCGTCGTGGTCGATTATGTAATCAGCCGGGAATCCCTGTGCATTGAACAGCTCCCGCGGCTGGAGCATACGCATTTTTATGTCGGTGATTATGTATTCCTCGCCGTGTATCGTCACCAGGGCAAAGCGGTCTTTTGTGGTGACGGTGTCCAGCGGGCTGTCTACCGGCTTTGCCGCTCCGGTCGAGAAGTACTTCACGAGAAACGCCTGTACTTCTGCGTGGTGCGAACCACCCGCCGTTATCGTTGCCAGCGGTTCGTCTGCTGGCTGACCGTCCATGTTGTTCCGCATGGTCAGGATATGAGCCGTTACAAGGCTGTTGTGGTCGTGCGCGGTAACTGTGTCAAGGGGCTTGTCAGCGCCGCTCCCGGCTCCCTGATAATTCCCGCCGTAGTTCTTCATGATGTGAGCGACTGAAAGCGCGTATCTGGGCGAGGTATCTACTGTCATTAACGGTTCGCTCAGCTCCTGTCCGCGTACTTCATCGCTTGTGGTCTCGCTGTGATACTGTATCAGTGTCGGCGCGACAACGCCATAGCCGTTTTTCGCTGTAACTGTTCCGAGTGGTTCGTCCGCTTTCTGCCCCCGGAAGCCCTCACCGGAATGATTGACCGTCACGATGAACGGATCGGGATTATTTATCACGAACTTTTCAATGCCCCGTGCTATGCGTCGGAGCGTGTTTTCCGCAAGCGGCTTGTCCCGCTCGAAAATGCTCTGTGCGGGAATGCTCCAGTCGATACACTCGGCGGCGGTGTGGTATGGCTTCAAGCCCTTGCCATTCCCGTGTGTAGGCTTCGGGAATACTATGGGATTTCCGTCGCACCGGGCTATAAGATAGAAACGCGTGCGCGTTGTCGGCGCTCCGTAATCGCAGGAGCGGAGTATGCGGTATTCCGCATTGTAGCCCAGTCCCTTTTCAAGCCTTGCCGCTTCGGGGCTGTCCGGGCTTATCTCCAGCGTTGCGCACATCTCCGTGAATGCCGGGTGGTCGTGCGGGATTCCTGTTGTGAGCGCCTTTATGAAGCCGTCAAAAGTTTCTCCGGCGCGCTCCTTTATGGGCTTGTTATCAGCCCCGAGGGGACCCCAGGTGCGTATCTCCGGGACGTTCTCCAGCATGATGACGCGCGGACGGACTTTCAGCGCCCAGCGTATCGTTACCCACGCCAGCCCGCGAATGTTCTTGTCAACGGGCTTCCCGCCCTTTGCTCTGCTGAAATGCGTGCAGTCCGGGGAGAACCACGCCAGCCCTACCGGATTTCCGGCGCAGGCTTCCGACGGGTCTACCTGCCAGACGTCCTCGCAGTAATGCCGCGTGTGCGGGTGGTTTGCGCGGTGCATTGCGATGGCGTCGGGGTCGTGGTTTATTGCGATGTCTACGCTCCGTCCTGTCGCCATTTCTATGCCCGTGGAAGCTCCGCCGCCTCCGGCGAAATTATCTATTATCAGTTCCACTTGACTTTTCCTTTCGCTCATGGTATAATGAGCATGTGAATTATTTTGTTTGCCGCTTCCCGAATTGCCGTTCAGGAGCGGTTTTTCTTTTTCTTTACCCAGTTAGACTTCAACCTGCTCGAAGCCCACAGCGGGTAGCCGCTTTCCTGCGTGCATTCGGTGTATGAGTGCTTCGCAGGGCAGTCGTTCTTGTAGGCGCAGGTGCCGCAGTTGACCGGGTCACTGTCTGCCTTGTCTATCGTTGCTCTGTTGTACGGCATGGCTTGTCCTCCTTTCCGTCGATTTCTTCGGGAGGAATGCTCCCTTGAACGACCACACCATCACTACGCACATCAGAGCTACGAAGATGTCAGCGCCGTTCATGCTGTAATCTGCTCCTGCAAGGTGCGCGGCTGTCCAGCGCAGGTGGAAGCCCACCAGGGCGGCTATCAAATAGGGTATGTACTTCTTCATGCCTCGCCCTCCTCCGCAAATTTGAAAATCACGTCCAGGAGCACCGGCTCGTCAACCCTGCCATCGCGTACGATAACGTACCTCTTTCCGTCCTTGTAGATCGCAGCATAACGGATTTCAGAGCTTCCTGTCTCGACTTCTGTGTCTGCGCCAAACCACCGGAGCAGTTTGAGGGTTTTGCGGAACGCATTCACATAACCGTCAGCCTGGTCAAACCAGTTGTGCATTTTGGCTATGCGGGCGAAATTAACCGAGCTTATAAGCTCTGCATAAAATTCGGCAGCCATGTTTTTGTCAAAGTTTATTTCGTATTTCATGCCTTGTTTCCCTCCTTATCAAGAATCAGCACCATCTCGCCGTAGCTGACGTGCCGCTCTGCTGCGAGTGCTATGACCTGCGAAATAGTGAGCACGCCCTCCGGCTTTGCGCTCGGCTGCCTGCGCTTCGGGCGCTTCTTATAGAGCCGGTCGTACTCGCGGCAGTGGTCGCACTTGGTGAACTTGTTGCTGGCTGAAAGCTGGATTTTGCAGTCAACGCACCTGTGCTCCGCCTTTAGCTTCGCGTAGCGTTCCGCGTAGGTCATGTTGCCGCCCCCTCCAGCACACCGAGACGCTTCATAATCTGTCCTTTGTCGTAGCGGTAGTTCTTGCCTACCTTAACGGCGGGGAGCTCGCCGCTCCTCGTCAGCGTCCGGACGTGCTGAACCGTCAATCCAAGCAGGACCGCGATGTACTCGCTGTCCATGACCTCCGGCGCTTCCGCCCACGTTCGCGGCGGGCGGCGCTTGATCTTCGTTGCCATGTGTACCTCCTTATCTGCCGTCGTTAGTGTAGTACTTTACCGCGACCTTAGCGCCCTCAGTCACCTTGAGAATCTCACGCTTCTCTGCGGCTGTCTTGGTGTTGAGAAACGCGAGCAGCGCCGCCAGCTCCTCTACCGGGTTGTCGTATGTCTTGGTTGCTGTCATGGTTTTTCATCTCCTTTCTGCGTGGCCGGGCTTGTGACCGGTCTGCCGCATTACCGGAGTGGGGATTTCTCCCCGCTCCGTCACTCTGCGCTATTCAATCTCACCGATTTCGCAAAGGTAATTTAATGCTTCTTTTACTATTTCGGGAAGATTGTTGTAAATTTTACTATCTTCATCATAATCAACGCCGCTGTAATAACGACTACTCATTTTCTTAGTATGATACATTCTTGCATCATAAAGCGCGTTTTTCCAAATGTTTTCTTCATATTCGCCCATGTCATTTCTTCTTTCTATGCGTTCCGGCGGGGCTTGTGACCGCTCTTAGCCGCATTACCGGGCTTGCGCCCGTCACTCTGCGATTATGCTGTATGAATTATTTTGAAGCCGTTCCTTTCGTATATCTCCCTCACCTCGTCAAGGCTCATGCTATGTCTTACCTCTTCAAAATAAGGAGTGGTGGGATCCTTCTGTGTCATGTTTTTTCCTTCTACCTTCGTTCCGTAACCCACATCGGTTAATCTTCTAAGTTCTCCGACTTCTGCTTTGTTCATTATAATTTCTTTCATCTTTCTTACCTCTCAAAATCGTTTTGTTGGCTTGAAACTCGTTTTGTTCGTTTCTGTATGTTATTATATACCCATATTGAGCATTTGTCAAGTGGTTTGTGCAAACAAAAATGAACAAAATGAGCTATGTGTTTTTGTGTATTTTTCCACTTGAAATATACCCGAAACGAGTGTATAATATAGTTGAAGGGAGGTGAAGAGTTTGAAACTTAAGGAACTCAGAAAAAGCAAGGGAGTTTCGCAGGAGGAAGCAGCAAACGCACTCGGTGTTTCATTCCGAGCTTATCAAAATTATGAATACGAGCAGCGCGAGCCAAACATTGAAATGCTCAACAAAATGGCTGATTATTTCGGAACATCAGTTGACAAGCTTCTCGGACGCGAAAACAAAGAGCAGACCGCTCTCGACGAGCTGGTGGGACAATTCAACATGGACTTACTGGAAAAGAAAATCGTCGAGAACTATTTCGCGCTTCCAAAGAAGATGCGCGGCGACCTTATGACCTTTCTGGAGAAGTCCGTCAAGGAAGTCACAGAGGAAAGTAAAAACATTTATCTGAAAGCTTCCCGGAGCGCCGACGATCGCGGGCCGGAGATCGTAACGCTGACACCGGAACAGAAAAAGCGCCTGGACGAAGCTCCGGACGAAACGCAGAATCCCGACAATGACATCTGATAAAGCGCTATAATTCGACCTCCACAGGGTACAATATCCTGTGGAGGTGAGGATTATCACAAACGCATACAAACTCTACAAAGACGCGCGGGACGCGTCCTGGCGCTGCCTTATCAACACTGGAGCGGCAGAAATGCCGATAAAGGTTCTGAAAGTGGCGGCGTTCTGCGGCGTGAAAGTCGTAAAAGACAGCAACGCACATTATTTAAAGTCCGGGGAATCCGGCTGCACTCTGGTTGACAGCGCCGGTGCCTGGCAGATAGTCTACAAAGACACCGAAAACCGTGGTCGCACGCGCTTCACGGTCGCTCATGAACTCGGGCATATCCTGCTCGGGCATGAGCTGGCGCCGGACAAATCCGGACATTTTCGGACAGCTTCGGACAGGCGCGAACCTGCGGAGACCCAGGCGGACGAGTTCGCGGCGCGGCTCCTTGCTCCTGCCTGCGTGCTCTGGGGACTGGAAGCCTACGAACCGGAGGAAATAGCCCGTATCTGCGATATCTCAGCGGAAGCCGCAGGGTATCGTGCCAAGCGCATGAAAGAGCTGCGAGGGCGCGGTAAGTTTCTCACTTCGCCGCTGGAGCGGCAGGTGTTCGAGGCTTTCAAGCCGTGGATCGAGCAGCAAAAAAACCGCCCCGGATAAGGGCGGTAATACATACGAATACTATAAATTCCGAGTTAAATAAACGGAGGTAATTAAATGAAAACCAAGACAAAAGTGGAGATCGGCGCGCTTGCCGTTTGCGCCGCTCTGCTCGGCGGCAGTACGATTGCCGTAAACGAAGCCAACAAGGGCAAGCACAACTATGAGTATCCTACAAGCTCATACACACAGCAGATAGAGCAGTCTGAACAGTCGGAGCTGCCGGCAGAGGCGACAGCTGTACCGACCGTTGAAAACACAACGGCAGTCTCTACTAAGGAACCAACGGCTGAGGCACAGCCAACGGTTGAACCGGCAGAAACTGAACCTCCCGAAACAACTACAACCGCAGCCACGACAACAACACCGCCGGAAACAACTGTAATCACAACGGCAGCGCCGCCGGAAACAACAGCGGCCACCACATCGCCTGATGACGTTATAGTATACATAGCCGCCAGCGGCGAAGGCACCAAATATCACCGGGATCCGAAGTGCAGCAGAATGGACGGAGTAATTGAGATAACACGCAGAGAAGCAAAAGCAGCAGGCTACGGACCCTGCGGACGCTGCTACAGATAGGAGTATATTATGGCAAAGAGACGTAAAAAATCGGTAATACCGGGCTTTAGCTGGAGGCGTGCGCTTGGGGTGACTAAGGCAAAGCAGAAATTTGCCAGGGCTACCGGAATTCCTACCACAAAGGCAGGAATGCAGAGAAAAGTTGGAAAAGCAGTAATGGGCGGAGGCTGTACGATGTATGTTATAGCTGGAATGGTAGCCGCTGCCTCAATCATTACTTACATTATTACATAAAAAAAAATCCCCCGCTTGCGCGAGGGTAAACATATAAAATAACACTATGCAAACAATTGTGGACGCTTTCGCGCCAACAGATATATTATAGCACGAAAGGTCCGCACCTGTCAAGGGAGGACACTATGCCAAGAATGAAAAACACAGCCCGCGCAGACGGACGAGTGCAGTCCCGGGTATACCTCGGGGACGGCAAGTACAAATTCGTCTATGCGGCGAACAACAAGGAGCTTCAGGAGAAAGTCACCGAGCTGAAAACTAAGCTCGGGAAGGGTATTGACATAACCGCAGAGCACGACAGCTTTGATTCCTGGGGGCAGCGCTGGCTCAGGAGAAAAACTAACCGTGTATCCGAGAACTGGGCGAAAGCGCTCGACATAAACTACCGCAAACTGGAGCCGCTCCTGCACATGGAAGTCACGGAACTGCGCCGCATAGACCTAGAGGACGTGCTTACGGACCTGGCGGGGCAGGGGTATTCGGAGCGAGTAATCAAAGCAGTGCGCGACATAGCCTCCGGAATCATGGAGATGTGTGTAGAAAACCGGGTGGTAGAGTACAACCCATTCCGCGCGGTAGAGCTGCCTAAAGTCCGCCAGAAATCCGAGAACGAGCGGCGCGCACTTACTCCCGAGGAGCGGCGCTGGATCGAGGAAACACCACATCGCGCCCAGACCGCTGCAATGATAATGATGTACGCAGGACTGCGCAGGGGAGAGCTGATACCGCTGCTATGGAGCGACATCGACCTTGAAAAGGGAACCATCAGCGTGAACAAATCCGTTGAAATGCTGAATGGGCACCCCTCGGTGAAGTCCGGCGGCAAGACGGAGAACGCGACCAGAATCGTGTATATCCCGCAGGTGCTGATAAATTATTTGAAGCCGATAGCAGGGAATCGCTTTGAGCTTGTCTGCCACTCTGCCCAGGGGAAAATGCTGACGGATTCCGCATGGAAGCGCCTGTGGAGCAGCTACATCAAGGATTTGAATATGAAATACGCTGATTTCGGCAGCTACATTATAAACGGCAAGCCCATGGAGCGGCCGTCAAGCAAGTGTAAGCCGGGCGGCGTGCCGATATTGATTCCGCAGTTTACAGCTCACTGGCTCCGGCATACGTTCATCACGCTGATGTACCTTTCCGGCGTTGATGTTCTCACGGCTGCGGAGCAGGCGGGGCACTCCGACGTAAAAATTACTATGGAAATATACACACACCTCGACGCAGAGTACAAAAAGCGCACCATGGAGAAGCTTGATTATTATGTTGAGTATGGGTGTCAGATGGGTGTCAAAAACTCCGATAAATCGCAGTCTAAAGCCAATGTTTCATAGCCTCCGACGCTATGTGCCGTGCGTTCGAATCGCATCAGGCGTACCAAATACACACAGCCGCGAAGTTGTATTTTAATACGATTTTCGGCTGTTTTTTTTGTTTATATTGCGCTGTGATTCAGGATTGTTTCTCATAAAATACACAAACTCTAGCCGAAAATGCGTAAAGCAAAAGCTTTACGCAATAGAATAATAAATATGTTAATGCATTACGCGTTAAAAAATTAGAAAACATACTTGATTTATTGTAATATTTGTGATATTATTATATATAAGGTGGATATGT